ATCGTAGTAGCCCACCAGAACAGTGCCAGCCGGGATCGACTGCGACGTGACAACCGGAACGCCCCACAGGCTGCTCGGGTTACCAACAGAAGCGCCCTGCGAACCAGCGCCACCGTAAACGCCACCGAAGAAGGAGCCACCGAAGTATTGACCGGCGGTGTCCTTGGCCAGACGGATAACCGCCCAGTCATTCGGATGCATAACGATCGCGTTCGGGGTGTTGAACACCGCAAGCTGGATATCGACCAGCGCGGCGAAAATGCCCTCGGCGATAGCGGTAGCAGTCGGGTAAACGCCAGTCGCACCAGTGATCTTGCGACCGTAGGTCAGCGAAGCAATGTTCTGCTGCTGAACAAACGCACCCGGCTCGCTGTTGGCCGGGAACTTGACGTTGGTCGAAGCGGTGATGACCTGCGGCTTGGTGAAGCCGGTGCTGCGGTTAAGCAGACCGTTAACACCGGGGTAGCCCGAGCCGGCCAGCAGTTGAATCTCCTCCTGGCGCTGAATGCCCTCGAGCAGACGGCCCTGGATGAAGCTGAAAAGCTGCGGCGCATCCTTAACGACCTCATCGGTCAGGGTAGCGGCGTTGCTGATCTTGCCAACCTGCTCGTAAACGCGGCTGAACTGCTCGTTGCTGAACGGGTACAGCGCACCTTCCGCAGTGGCTGCGGAGTTGTTGGTGGCCAGCGATTCAGTCAGGTACGACAGATCAGGCGAAGTGACCGGAATAGACGAAATCAGGTCACTGATGTGCAGGTTGTAGAACAACTGCTCCACGATGCCCGGAAGGAACGTCGGCAGAATGCCAGCGCCCACCGAACCCGCAAGGAACGGGTTCTGCCCAGCGGCGGTCGGGCCGGTAACGCCAGAACCGGTGCCGGTCAGACCTTCACCAATGATGTTGTTAGCGGCGGTAGCGTCCTTAGCATCGACGTTGAACGTGAAATCGAACTGGCCCTTAGGCTTGTCGAAATCGTTCAGCGCTTTGATGGACTCCTGGTACTTGGGGTGCCGAAGAAGGGCAGCGCCCAGGTCCCGGCGGATACGGCCCAGGTTACGCACCTCGAGCTGCGGCAGGACGATATCGCCCTCGCCCTCGATGGTCCGCAGGTTGCCGTTCTCGCCCAGTTTTGCGGCCATCTCGGAAGCCCGCTCGCTGTTCTTAACAGCAAGCATGTGGGTATCCCAGTCGCCCTGAACCCGGTCCAGCGCCGCGCCCTTTTCGGCCTCGGTCATTTCACTGCCGTTGATATCCTCGATGGCCTTCGCAAGCTCGCGGCCCCGAGCCTTCAACTGTGCCTCAGTAGACATATTGAATTATGTACTTTCTTTGTTTAGTTGTTAACTTGAAAGGGTCAGTCCGAAAGGACTGTTTGCGCGAAAATCTGCATCGCAAGATTGCGTGCACGAGTTTCGCTCGACAGAACCACGGACTCAGCGGCTTCCCCAGCGGCATCAACGGGCGCATCAGCGGGTGCCTCGACGGCAGCGGCTTCAACGGCGGCATCAACAACAGGATCGGCGGGTGAAATACCCTGTGGCTCCACGGCACCATCACTGGCACCGGAAGTTATGTAATCAAGCGCCGCCTTGAACTGATCCAGGGAAATCCCCGAAGGCAGTTCAACATCGACGGCAGCATCCTTAACCTCTGCCACATCGGCAGCGGCCTTTTCCTTTTCCTTAGCATCCTCTGCCTTATCGGCAGGGGAAGTTTCAGCCGGCTCGACCTCGACCACGACACACGTCGCGCCCAGGTGACCGGCAGCATCGTGAATGGCCTGGATCAACGCGCCATCACCAGAACCAGCGCCTTTAACGCCAGCAGCGACAGCGGCCAGGAACTTCACGGCAGCATCCCGCACCGCATCCACTTCCACCTCGGCGGTAGCAGACTTAGCGTTCAGGATCACCGCATCCCGGTTAGACGGGATCGCCACCACACCAGCGTTCAACAGTTCACGCCGGGGGGTGCCGTCCTTCTTAGACCGGTCAGTCAAAAACGCCACCGACACGCTACCCACATGACCCTCTTTGACAAGAGTGCGAACCTCTTGCGCCTTAGGTGTAGAAGCGAACGTGGCATCCATCATCAGACGGCCAGCATCATCGAAATACGGCCGGAACGAACCAATCGTCCCCGCCACAGTCATATCGTGATCCATGTCCAGAGGAAGCCGCTCAGGCAGCGGAGTGATCCATTCCTCGCGGGACAGCACATCCCCATCCCGGTCAAGTGACGGGGTGGACAGCACAGCGGTGAACCCGCCATGCGGCTTATCGGTGTCAGCGTCCTCGACGATCGCGTCAAGTGACTTCCGCTCTGCATCAACGAGCGTCATTTGGTATTGCCTTTCATGTCTTTGCGATCAGCAATCGCAACCCGGACAGCTTCAAGAATGTCTTGCCAGTCATCCGGGTATTCGGCGAACAAACGCTCAGCGACCTGCTTCACGTCCTTGTCGCGCCCCAACTCGCCCTTAACCCGACGCAAATGCTTAGGTTGCGGCCGCTTAGGTTGCGGTGGTGAACCCTGCTGCCTAGCAGGCGCGGCAGCAATAGCCGCAGGCTTAGGTGCCTCCAACGCCGGAATCGAAGTCGGAACACTAGGATTAGCGCGATCCAAACCAGCCACCGGGGTAGCAGAAGGCAACGCCAACGGCTTATCCCCCTCGGTGGCGGTAGCCCCATCCGGGGAAGCGCCCAACGGCTGCATAGCGCTATTCGCATACAGCTTGTCGGCCAGCGGATCATCCGACTTGTTCAAGCCCATCAGTTCGCGGTACTCGTTAGGTGTCATACCGCCCGAATTCACGGCAGCCTGACCCGACTGCGACCGGGTTTCCCAGTCGCCGCGAATAACATCGTCCACCGCGAACTTCATAGCGTTCTTACGGGACCAATACGAACCAACGTACTTGTCCATCACCGACTGAATGAATTCCAGCGGCGGGGCCATCGTGTCCCGGTAAAACGCACGCATCTGCGCCGAAATGTTCGAAAACGTCGCCTTGTCCAGAATGTGCACAATCGGCGGGGCCGTGTCATAAACGCCACACACTTCCTCGCGGTTAAGGTGCCGCGATTCAATGAACTGCATCTCTGTGGCCGTCAACTGGAACGCCGCCGCCGTAACCCCATCCTCAAGGACAAGCGCCTTACCCGCGTTCGAAGACCCGCCATGCGACTGCCTGAACGCCGTAGCCAGCCGCTCGCGTCCAGCCTGACCCAAAGCCTTTTCCGAAGTCAACACAATGTTCGGACGGCCGGAATTCGACCACATCGAAGCCGTCGCGTTCCGGCTGGAATCCTCGGCGAAAATCGTGGACTTCAACGATTCCATCCGGCTAAGCCCACGTTCCAGCTTGTGCGGATTGAACAGTTTGAACGGCACCACGTCAGACTGCGGGAACGACACCAACTCGCCGCCGATACCCGAGCCGGCCTGGAACAGATAGGTGTACTCCCCCGACTTAGGGTCACGCTTAACGCCCACCCGCGACGGGTGCAACGGCATGAAGCTGACCGGCAGCCCGTTGTCGTCCTTCACCATCGCCAGGTACGTTTCGCCGTAAATGTCGATCGTCGTCTGAACCCAGCACCAGAACGAATAGTTGTCCAAGTATTCGCAAGGGTTAGCTACAAGCGCCGCATACCGCGATCGGGTGTCAAGGGACTTAGTTGCCCCGTTCACGTCCCACACACCTACGGGAAGCCGCGCAATGGCCGCTGCACGCTTGTCGATGACCGTCCGCACCCACGGCTGCTGCTTGTAAATCTCGCCGTACAACGCATACTGCCGCTCGAGCTGTAGCCCAGTAGCTTCCGGGTAATAGATCGACGTAGCCATCTGCGGAACAAGCTCGCCCAACGCCTGCGGAGTCAGGTGCGGAACCGCCCTGCCGTTAGCTAATAGCACTCGTAATCACCGCCGCAACTTGTTGCGGCAGCGCCGCCTGAATGTAAGAAATGTTGTTCCGGTCGATGTAAAGGGGGCTAGCCGCAGCCATCCCCTCGAAAGTCACATCAGAAAACTCGAAACTAAAATCGGAAGACCCCGTAAGAACACCCTCGAACGATTCCGCGCTGTCCTTAAGTGTTACATGAAACCGCTGCCGCAAATGGCGCTTAATTAGGTCTTTTCTACGAAACAAAGTGTTCGCCTTTCTAAGTCGTCAGCCATCAGAGAACTAGAAGCTCCTCTGATTCGTAGATCGACCGCACGTCCTGGCCGCGTGTCCACCAAGCATTGACAGCCATGCACGCAGCAGGAACGCCATCAATGCGCTTAGCTGCCGTAGCACGATCCGGCTTATCCGGCCTAAGAAGATTAGGGTCATAAGGCGCAACCCGCGCCTCGCAAGAATCGAAACAAAACCGCGCCAACGGATTCCCGTGGTGCCTAAACCGGCCCTCAAGAACCATTTCGAAAATACGGTGCATCGAATCCGACATATGCGAATAATCATTCGAATACGCGAAGATTTCCCGCACATAAGTGCGCGATTCAACCTCCTGAATAACCGGGTCCGAAGACCACTTATCAGCGTCACCGCCAAGAATGTGGAACCGCTTAGAATCCGCTTCAATGTCCGCGTAAACCCGCTGGAAGTCCAACACATCACCCTCGGTGACCGTCAACCAGCCATGCTTCACGAACTGCGAAAAACGGCCACTGTTAAGCCGGTCAAGCTGCACCAGCGCAGACTCGGGGCACCAGAACCGCCACAACACGTCAACAGAACCGTCCGGGGACGGGAACAAGTAACTGATGGCGCACAAATCCTTACGCGCCGCCAAGTCCATCCCAAACCAGCACTCGCGGCCAGCGAAAGCATTAAGTGTTTCGGTGGCCGTCCCGAAGATCGTCCCAGCCGATTCATCCCACTTGTGCATCTTCATCCAGCGGACAGTGGAATTCTGCCACTGGTTAAGCCGGTACTGCCGGAAACCCATTTCCGCAATCGGATTGTTCTTAGCTTCCATAGCCTGCTTACGCATGGCTTCCCAAGACAAGAACCTGCCCAAAGCCGGGTTAGCGTGCGGCCAGAACTGCTCATCGAACGGATCAGCGTCCATTGGCGTATTGCGGATATACACGAAAACGTGCGGTGCGCGTGCCGGATCGTCCTGAACCTTCAACATTTCCGAATGCATCTGACCGGCGAAACCCTCGGTGTCATTACCGGCCGTAGTCGAAGCCACCATCAGCGGTTGCCGACGTGCACCAGACCCCATGCCGGTACGCATCGACTCCCACATGCCGCCGTTAGGCCACGCCAAAATTTCGTCAGCCCCAACCCCCGAAGGGTTAGAACCAAGCGCCGACTGCGCGTCAGCCGCAATAACCTCGTAGAAACTGTTCGTCCGGGCATCAAAAATGCGCTTCTTGTATTCGGTAATCTTCAACCGCTTAGACAAGACGGGGCTGAACTTCACCATCTGCGCCGCCACATCGTAAGCAAGCGCCGCCTGCTTACGATCACGGGCAACACCGTAAATTTCGGCAGATTCCTCGCCGTCAGCCACCAGCAGATACAGCATGATCCCAGCTAGAAGCTCGGTCTTACCGTTCTTGCGCCCAATTTCGATCCAAGCAACCTCGTATTGGCGCTTGTATCCGAATTCATCAGACCAAATGGTATTGCCGAACAACGGCCGAACAATGTCTTCCCGCTGCCATTCCTCGAGGATGAACTTCTTCCGGGCATAAGTGCCCTTAGTGTGAACAAGTATTTCCTCGAAGAACGCCTGCGCCTTATCGGCGCGGGGAATGCAAAAGTGGTCACCTTCCGCAACGCATTCCACGTCATCGAAGGTGTAGCCGCATGTTTCCATTCGGATTCACCTCCGAACCTATGGTTAGTTAAACAATGCCAATACGACGCAACACACTGCTGGTGTTATCCAGCGAGTAAACCCACGCCACCTCGTCGGTGGAATCCAAGGCGCGAACCCACAACTTCTGCCCCAGCACCGCCGCGCCGTCTGGATAAAGGTCTGTGTTAAACGGGTACATGATATTGCCCGGAATGTCGAACTTAAAGTAGCGTTTCGTTGCATCCTTCTTAATGTAGATGAACTTCCCGAACTGGAACGCACTAGACCCGGTGGTGAAGGTTTCAAAGCCGACATAGTTGACTGCCTGCCACGCACCGGCACCCGCCGTGCCACCAGCGATATCGAACCGGTCAATCAACGCACCGGCACCGCCGCGCATCGAATAAATGAACCGCCCATCACTGATGTTATTTTCGTCGGCCCACAGCGGAGAACCGGTCTCGCCCACGAAATCCAGGCACATACCCGTAGACGGTGCACCAGTCCTGGCCGTAGTCGGGGCCAACACCGTCCAGGTGTTAGCGCTAATCGAATACCGGTACATCGTCACCGCGTTATTACCGGCCAAATAGATGTAATCCTCGCACGGCTCAATCTCGTACACCGACGTGGAATCCAAGGTTGCGCCCGAACCGATCGTCAATGTAGTCGCCGTGTTAGACACAATAGTCTTGATCTGACCGGCACCAGTGCCGCTAACGATCCTAAGCTGGTAGTTCGTCCACTGGTTAGCAGTCCAAGCCTTAGCCGAATTCACCAACGTGGTAGCCGAACCAGACGTGGCCACACCCGACGCAAGCGTGTCAATCGACCGAATCTGATACACCGAAGACGCAGCCGGGGCCACAGCTAGCGCCGCCCCAGTCTTAGAATCCTGAACAGTCAAAGTCGTAGACGTGTTACCGGTGATCTTCGCGCACTGACCCTCGCCAGTACCATCCACAATCAGAACGTAGAAACCCCTGAACTGGTCAGTCTCCCAGTTCTGCGCGGTATCAACGATAGTGGTCGTAGAACCGCTAGTAGCGGTGCCGTTAGCAAGCACAGTGGCGATACGGGCCGTAGAAACAGCCTTACCGTCAGTGCCCCACGTCGCCGGAAGGTTAGTGGTCACAAGGCTGGCCTGCCACGCCCGTGTAGACACATCGAACGCCTTCCACGAGCCGGCTGCGGTAGTACCCGCCGACATGACGAAAAAACGTCCCGACGTGGTACGGAACGTATGGCCGTTAAGGATCGCCGTAGCAACAGGCGAATCCAATTGCATAGTCACCGTCCCCGCGCCAGCCTGATTGCTGATAGCGGTGATCTTCCGCCGCTGGCCCGTAGCCGCACCAGCGGAAATAAACTCGATGGTGTCGCCCCTGCACTCGCCCGTAATGTTGTGGGTGGCAGCCGCCACCGTCACCGTGGTGGTCGAACCACCATTCGCCGTGTAAGTGATCGACCACGGGGTGTAAGCCCCGCACGCACCGGCACCGAACGTGCCAGCCAAAGCGCCGGACGGTATCTGCAACCAGGCATCCTCGTTATGGGAGTACAGGAGCTGCACGGTGGCGTTGTTCACATACATGGCGTTGTCGCGGTAGCCGGAACCGGCAGCAATGACAAACGAACCCGCTGCCGTATTGACAGGTGCCGGGGTCATCATCTGCCATTCCTTACGATCAAGGACAGCGATATTCTTGTTAATGGGTGGCATGACTACCTTCCGACATTGCCGCTAAAAGTCTGTAATGCAGCATCGTTTTGCATGGTCAAATTCGCGTCATTCATCGACAAGCCGCCAACACCCTGCAAGCCCATAGTCCATGAAGCCGACTGGGTTACCGCACTGGTCAACGCGGCAGGATTGAACGTCACACGCAAACTTTGGTTAGGATTAACCGTCGCAGCTAAAGCGCGAACAGCAGTGAAAATCTCGGACAACACATCCGACTTAGCCGACATTACGACCTCTGAATACGGTTAACGAACGCCTGCGTAGCCGTCTGATTCTGCCAGTTCCCCACCGCATTGTTAGCCGACAAGTTCAGCGCACCGAACTGCGACACCGAACCAAGGTTCCAGTTGCCCGACTGCGTGACAGCGTGCGTACCCACCGACATAGCGCCCGTAGAAGTCACACGCAAATCAGCCAAAACACCCTTAGTCGCAGCTAAAGAATCCAACGCATTGCGGATACCGACAAGAATGTCAACAACATCAACTTCGTCGGTCGAATCAATAACATCAATCCATGTCACGGCCGCACCCGCTTTCCAATAATGTCGCCAAGGCTATTAAGGACATACCAAACCGCAGGCCCGGTGTAAGAAGGATTAGTCACATCAGGGTCATCCTCCTGGATGAACACCTGGGCGGCACCCGGCTCCCCGCCGCCGCCACCGGCATGTGCCAACACATAAGCCTCAGTGGCCAACGTGCCCGTCGTATCCGCAGGCAACGTCAACGACTGATCCGCAACCACCCCAGTAGAAGGAATGACCTGCGTCGTGTGCGGGGTGCCATTGCCATTGAAATACCAGCCAGCAGCTTTAATGTTCCAGGCATACAGCCAGTTCCACGGCTTAGTGACAGTGCCCAACGCACGCGAAAAGCCAGTATCAGGAATGATATCCGAATCAACAGCAGTAAGAACCACCCCGCCGCCGCCAGACAACGCATCCGCGTAAGCCTTAGTGACAAGATCACCGGGATTAGACGGAGCTGATCCCAGAAACCGCATCAGCCAAACACCACCACACGGTACTGCGAAGCAGTCGGGGCCACAGCGAACGTCAACGTCACCGTATTCACCGTCGCATTCGTGATATCCGGCAAAACCTGCTCGTAAGTCGAAGCGTTATACAACGTGACCTGCACATCACGGGTATTCAAGTTATGGGTAATCGTGATCGCTGTAGTCGAACCATCACCAACCGCAGCCGCATACTTACGAACCACCACAGACGGGTCAATAGCGACATTCGCACCAACAGTGATGCCCGTACCAGCAACAACACTGAACTGGTTAGCGCCAACCGTAAGACCGTTACCGGCCGTGTAAGTCTGACCGCCACCGAACTGCGCCCACACC